GCTTTAATGTCACCTTCTTCCACTTCTATTGTGATCATTTTACTTCCTCCTCAACCACAACTTCCATGTAGCAAAAGCGGGATCAGCATCAGGAAGGATCACAGTATAATATGTATCATCATAAAGTACCCAATCTCCAGGTTTTGGTGTTACTGCAAGATCAATATTTGCTATTACAATTTGAAGATCCTCTATTTGTATAGGAGAATCTTCTTGCATATCTTCAGCACCAAAATGTCTAACAATTCCTTTGAGTTTATAAAAAGGTCCAATTATAGTTATATCATCGCCAGCAACCTCTGTTTCTACAGTTAGTTGTGTCAATGTGACTTCTGTTGCTGTAGCCATCGAAGCTCTAGCATAACCATTATTAGAAGAATCTGTAAATCCTGAAATTTTGAACCATTGAATATCGTCAGTAGGTATGTTATTAGCGGATAGGTCAGTACTAACAGATTGTAAAGTGTCTGGAGTTATCATTGAAAGATCAGTGGCGTCCTCAATCGCTATGGAACCACTTTCTACATTCTCACCACTTACAGGATCGTATATTGACGTACCTAAGGAATGAAAATAAATATATTGTGGAACATCATCAAAAGCGGTAATAACCGTTTTCGCTACAGTTTTAAATACGTCCTGTAAACCCATGAATTATTCCTTTATCTACGAACCAAAACTCTAGAGGTACTAGTAGATATTGTGCCATACGCTGTTATCATTTCAAAGACAATGGGTGGTATAATCTTAGGTCTATCCTTAGCATTTATGTAAGCGGCAATACCACCAGCCTCTAACCGTGAAAATCCCTTAGTGGGTGATTCTGCGGTTCGATCTTCTACAGACAACCATCTGGCATATTCTGCTGTTGCTTCTATAAGAAATTTAGGCAAAGACTCACTATCTACTGCATAACCATCAGGATCGGAAACACTCTCTCTAGGCCAACGGCGAGCTTGCGCATCTTCAGCTTTTACACCATTCCAAGCCATCTGTTTATCTAAAAGTGAAGTCGCCCATATTAAGCAAGCCTCCGCATTCGCTGTAGACAAACTACTCCAAGCTGTATAAGTATGAATATTGCGCTGCAAATAGTCTGAAGCAGATGCTAAAGTGGCATAACTATTTGCCGAAGTACCACCATGAGATGCATCCAATGTCAATGCCATTGTTCTTCTCCTCTAACTAACTTACTTTCTTATAGGTTTTTTCAACGTCTTTGTTTCTTTTGCAAGCTTCATTTTCTTAGAGAACATTCCAGTTTCAGTTTTTTCTTTCTTTTCTTTTACAGGTGGTGCAGGAGGTGCAGGTGGTGCAGGTGGTGTAAATGTATAAGAACCATTTTTTACAGCTTCCTTTGCATCAACCACATGGTCTACAGAAAAAGGTTTCCCAGTTTTAGTTTCATAAATAATAGTTGCCATGATAAATTCTCCTTATTGTCACCTACTTAAATTGACCACTTTTTTGAATTGTGTTTGAGGTACATTAGAAATACCAGAATCAATCTTTTTTGGATTCCATTTCTTATTATTCCAACCAAACCTATCAAGTACAGTTCTTAAATCATTTCTCATTCCATTACTATACTGTTTATCCGCTACTTTTAATGTTTTATCTAACATAGTCAAGTAACCATCGCTTTGTTGAAACAAAGCTAATGAAAGATGAAATAAACAGTATGCTTTTGCTTCTGGTACAGCAGAATATGTAAATCTATTACCTCCAGCCAATGGGGAATTGGAGAACTCTTCATAAGCTTCTAAAAATCCCTTAGCTCCATCCACAACCAGATTTAACTTCTTTTGCCAAACACTATATTCGGTTAGATTCAGTAGTAGATCAAGATCCTTTGGGAACTTTTTCAAACCTTTTAACAACCATTTTTCAGTATTCTTTTTGTCATCTACTTTTCTAAATACCGAAAAGGCAGTACAAAAAATAGATCCATTGAATTCTACATCAGACCTAGTAACAGCTTGCTCATATTCATCTATATACTTTATTGCAGTAGCATACTCCTCATAAGCAGTATACATCTGAATCAAGTAAAAATAGGCTGCTACGTCATCTACATCATTTTCAACTCTTTTTAGTAATAAACTCTCTGTTCTTTTTCTTTTTAAAAGAGCCTTATCTTTAGGTAAATCATAACCATAATGATTAAGTTCCACGTAAGGACATATAACAGCCTTAGCTTCCCCTTTTAAAATAACAGGATGATTATGTACCGTATCTCTGTATTCGACTGTTCCCCTTCTAAAAAATCTAACAGAATTAAACTTCATAACCTGTTTATTTTTTTGAATATCGTGTAGAACTACAGCACTGGAACTACATTCACCCGCTAACTTACCCAACCAAATTTTTAATTGCTCAATTGAATCCTTTATAAGTAATTCTTCATCAGCATCAAAAATAAAAACCCAATCAGAGGTTGCATACGAAATTGACTGATTTCGATGTTTTGAAAAATTATCTTCCCAAGGATGATGATACACTTTTGCATTATGTTGCTCACAAATTTCGACGGATTTATCTGTCGAACCAGTATCAACAACTATGAGTTCATCTGCAAGTTCAGCAATAGATGGTAAAGAACGCTGGAGATTACTCTCTTCGTTCTTTACCATCATACATACTGAGACAGATACTTCTGGCCCCGTTAATTCCATATCTATCCCCTTTTAACTTAGCTGTGCAAGTTAGACAGGAATGCTTCATACTGTACACCAGTTCCAATAGTTCCACCAACGGTAAAATAATGACGCAGATAACGATACACAGTGTCACCAAATGCATTGGAAAAAGGAATAATATACTTATCAAGAGTCATGTCCGCAGAACCACTAAGCTGAGTAGCATCACCCAACTCCACAATCTGCAAATCAACTAGGGTGCTAAAAGACGAATTTTTACTGCCCTGCAGCCTAAAAGTCATCTTTGTAGACGCCAAGATGTTAGGTACGGCATAAACAACCAGTACCATATCACCCTTGGTCCGACCCCCACCAGTATCAAAAGTTTTATCTGTGCCAATAGGGTTTTCACCTACCATACTAGTAGCTACTGTACCCTTGGCTTTCAAAACGGTAAGTTCATCCACCAATTTTGATCTTCCATCAATAAGAAATTCATTGTTCGCCATTTTAAAATACCTCTCTATTTAAAAATTTACTTATTACCCTAATCGGATACCTATTAGGCAGTTACAGCAGCATTTTTAATAGCCCACAAACGAGCAACGGCTTTATGGCGTAGAACAGCAAGAGAAATATACCATTCGATCCGAGTTCTATACACAGGTTTGGTATCGATCTCTCCAAGATCCCTGACATCCATAACACCATTCTGCAATCCAAGCACACCATTTTCTGCAAATGACATACAATAAATAGAAGTACACACCGAACTTCCAGTAGTAGCCGCTTCAGTGAAAGGCATAATATCGTTATAATCATTATCCTTATCAGCAATAAGAATGGGCAGATCGTTATACTTCGTAACTCTACGACCAAAGGCATCTACATCATAAGTAATATAACCACCAACAGTGGTAGTCCTAGCCGCAGCAGTAAGTCGCCTACGCATAGCTTTATTCATCAGTAAATGTGTCGGCTCATCAACAGAATCAACAAGCTCATCCAGTTTGATAAGACTAAGAGCATCACCACTAGCACTAGAACCAGCAGCAACCTTCTGATCTCCGGTACATCGGAGCTGTACACCATCAAATTCTTTGGGGGTTGTTTCAGAATCACCCTTGATAATCGTCCTAGACATAGACATAGACAATGCCTTAATCTTCATGGCTTCTTGAGCACCACGTTGATCAGCATTACCTGTTTTAATCAACATCACATCAACGTCAAGATCGCCACCAGCAATCATCAGCGATTCTGTGATCTTGTCGATCTGTCCAGTAGACTCATCATAACCCTCATTAATACCCCTGAATCCTACTGAGGGTAAAGTCTTTTCTCTATTAAACGTAAGAGCATTACCAGTAATATTCTCAAAGGGAAGGTACTGCAAAATATCAGAATTTCTCGCATACAATTCCATTACAGTAGCTTTAAGCGCCTCATCCCTACCCATAGCGAGCTTTGCCGCTTCAACCAATGTTAACGCCATCTTGTTATCCTCCTACCAAAAATTATATTTATCGTCTTAATGCCTTCAAGCGTTCGCCAGCAGGCATGGAAGCAAGTTCTGCCATCTTTTGTCGATTACCGTGTCCACCAGAAGCATTTCCACCTGCATTCGAACCACCTGAAGTAGTTCGAATAATGTTATCCTTTTGGGGATAATCACTAATAATAAGTTCAATGGCTTCATCCGGAGCAGCGTACTCTCCAGGTTTAGCCTTACTAAAAATTTTCTCACCAGATCGATCTACAGCATGTACAGAAAGTCCTTCATCTCCTTCTTCAACCGTAAAAAATTTCCCGAAACTGTCATAAGCAATATCAGGCGTCAGCACTGTTCTTTCCTTGATAAACTCGTTTCGGTCAAAAGCACCTTTAATAAGAAGATTTCTAATAGCTGCATCTTTCCTATTAATGTCACTTTCGTAAGAAGAAAATCTCTGTTGATTTTGAGCATCAATATCCCTAATTTTCGATTCGTATGATTCAGCCACTCCTGCTTTTACCTTCTCAATTTGAATAGCATTCTTTTCATCAACATCTTTCAAATTGTTAAGCAGTTCTTGA